GAGATGTCACATCGCTAGACACCTCTTCTACCAGATCAGATCCAATCGTAGCTAAAGTTCCTTCGTCAATGAACTCAGCTAAGTTGTCGTCAAATTCATCTTCCCCACCAGTAGGAGGATTTAAATCAATTTCAATCCCGTCAATCTCAATCTTTAATGATTCAGGATTTTCAACTTCAATTTCAATTTCTGGGCCTTGTAAGGCATCTATGCCTTGTGGCATTTCGTATAAAGATTTTTCCATGAGAGCCTCAATAGTAAACGTGCTTCTTTCTGAAGCCGATTAGATCTTCACGCTCGTCTGAATCAAGCCGCAAAAATCCACCTTGTCTGAAACGAATTAGTCCTTGTACACAAGCATCAACCAAGTCATCATGGTCTGCATTCGGAAACGCAGCCATCTGCTCAACTAACTCGTGCGCCCACCTCGTATCAGGTGCCCATACTTTACCCGACTTGAACAAATCAGTCACCGAGTTTAGACGCACAAACTTATCATTTCCTCTAGACGGGGTGTATTCACTCACCACAATCCCCATCCGCCGGAGTTCAAAAATTAGTGGAGCGCCAGCAGCTTTAGCCTCAACCACAAAAGCATCAGGCTCCCAATCCTTATAGTGGTTAAACGCTTTCTCCTTCAGTTCAGGAAACTCCATCCTCTTCTGGAAAGCATCTAACAAAATAATATTGATGTCTTCAGGGTTCTCATTTAAGTGAAAAACGCCAAGGGTCACGCAGGCGGAATAGTCTGATCGCTCATTCTTAGTGAATGCCGTATCCCAACTCTGAATGATAAATTCACACCTAGGAGGATCCTCATGCTCCCAAATCTTCCACCACTCCCTCTTAACTAAAGCACCCTCTTCTCCCGTAGGGTTCTGCTGATACTGGGCGTTCCACTTACTAGGGGGAAGTTCATCTCTCAGAGCCTCTAGTTCTTCTAAGCTCCAGAACTCTGGCCACAAAGGTTTACCACTAGGCATGATCGCGGGCAGTTCTATAACCTCCCACTCTTCACCCCTATCCCTACTAGCTGCATCCTTAATGATTCTACCAGTCAGGTCTTTCTCCGACCATCTGGTCATAACGACAACAATCGTACCTCCCGGCTGTAAACGCTGTCTAGGGCCAGAGGTGTACCATTCATAAATCTTGTCAAAGACCGTCGGGTCTCCTTGAGCTAAAGCCGCTTCCTGTTCAGAATGGGGATCGTCAATAATTAAAAGATCCGCACCTTTTCCGGTAACCGTACCCCCGACACCGATAGCAAAGTATTCTCCGCCCCCATTAGTAGCCCAGCGGCCAGCAGCTTTGGAATCTTGACGTAGCGAAACATTAGGAAATATTTTTGAGTACTGATCACTGTCTACTAAGTTCCTAACCTTACGGCCAAATCCCACCGCGAGATCAGCCGTGTTCGAACATTGAATAACCTTCTTATTAGGGAACTTTCCAAGGAACCACGACGGCAACAGATACGAAGCAAACTCAGACTTAGTATGCCGAGGAGCCATGTTAATAATTAATCTCTTAATCTTCCCATTAGCAACATCCTCAAACTTCTTAGCCATGAGAGAGTGATGTCTCCCAGATACAAAACCGGGCCACATCGTCTTGATATAGTCCATAAAAGACACCTGCGCCTTTTCCCGCACAAGCGCATTCTTGTACTCATCAAAGTCAGCCAAGAAAATATCCCGCTCGTTCTCCGGCAAACTATCAATCAAAGTATCCAGCTTCATGTGTGACTTTATTCAAGGTTCCTGAAGTTAATATACACAGGTCTAATCGTCCTACCCTGTCTATCCACCTTCTTTATAACACCTATATTCACAAGCCGCTTAATTATTTTTGAAGTATTTGACATACTCATCTTTCCTCTCTGATGGGCTATATCCTTCAAAGAGGGACTAAACCCATACCTCTTCCACCACTCATCAATTATCAAAAACACTTCCTTCTGCACCGGGGTCATCTCTACCTCCATACACTCGTTAAACGTCTTGTCACTCTTTCGAGCGGTCATCTTAGGATTAATTTGGACTCTAGAAATCATTTATCATTTCTACGCAGAAATCATTAATCATTTCTACCCGGGGTGTCTTCCCTGAACGCATGGGTGGGTATGCTGCCAGAAACTTTTTCTGGGGGTGGGGCCGAATCGGATTCTTCTACTGATCGTTCGGGTTGAATAGTATGTATAGGATCTTGGGACTCCGCAACGTCGATTGGGGGGGTCGGGAGTGGGTGGGTCTCGCCCGCAAGCTCGCGCAAAAGGGTGTCCGCCTCCACGAATGTGACATCCTCCGCGCCCGCCTTCAGCATCTCGCGCAACTGCCCCATGATCTTAGCCTTCGTGTCCTCGCTCGACCTGATGTGCCTGATCTCTTTGCGCTCAGTGAATGCCGACACTTCTGTGACTGTGCCGAGTACCTTGCTCGCCTGTACCTTCGTCGCCTGTTTAGCCTCTGGGTCAATCAGCACTTGGACAAGCGATTGAATTACTAATGCCCTCAAAGCTTCAGGGGTGCGATGTTTAGCCCCCTCTAAAGCCAGCCTGTAATGCTCAGCCTCTAGGATGATCCTTGGATCCTTGGCTAGCATGTAAGGGTCTTTGGCTAGACTGCTTGGCTTAGCGTCTGCCTTGTATGCTTTGCGGTATGCGTCTGCCTTCGTCTTACCCATCGCAAGCCCCTTCGCGAATTCCTTTTGCTTCCCTGTTAAGGCTCTATCGGAAACGCCTAGAAGCTCTGTCATTGGGACTTGCTCTAGCCCTTCCTTGATCTGCTTCCTTGTGAGTGTTTTCATCTCTTTGTCTCTCCTACGTTATTGGGGGAATGGGAGGCAAAGCCGTTCCGCTTCGCTATGTCCCGACGGGGCGATTGGAACAGAAATGATTTGTAATTTCTAGCCCTTTTGTGCAGCTTGTTTTTGTAATGAATTTGTTTTCAAAATGATTTATTGATTCTCTGCATTTTTGAAACCAAACGTATTACATAGGGAAAATACCTAGCGTTGATTTTAAAGGCTTTTTTGATACATGGCACGTTTCTATTATGCTATATATGTGTAAGGCACAACATTTCGTTACACTGCTTTGCACCAACTTGCAAAAGGACTTAAAATCATGACAACAATGCAACGCGCCATGACTCAAGATCAGGCAGAGCATTTTTATAAATGGCTCGAAAAAACAGTTTACCGCGATGAGCAACACACAGTTGAAGAACAAATACACGCGCTATTGCGCGACCATCCCGACCTCGTTAACACACGCACATGGCCTGAAATGCGGAACATGGCTCAGCATATAAACATCGAGGGATAAACCATGTACACGGCTCAAATTAACGCACACGGAAACGTCATTGTTTGCAAGGGCGATGACGTTCGCAACTCTTACCGCGTCATTTTCACCGGCACTTATGCCGAATGTATGCGCCTGAAATTCGAAACCACCTAAAGGAAAAACCATGAAAAACCACCCTGAAACGACTCACTTCTACGCCTCATCTGTTTGCACTTGGATTACCACCAACGAAAAACGCAACCTTGTGCAACTGCTCAAGCACATGGAAAAAGAGGGCAACCCTTACAGCCTTTACCTTGTGCCTGTTCCACACGACGCATCTTACGAAATCAAGATGTATCAGCCCCAAGTAGAGGGCACTCAGTGGGTAGGGTTCTTTGAGCCTAAAGCGAAGCGCTAAGGCATGCCTGAAGCCCTTGTGTGAGGGCTTTGGGGATTACTTACCAACCACCAAAAGGAGAGACCATGACAACCTATGAATTCAAGATCGCAAAACACTTTGTGTCTGCCCTCATCAATGACGATGAATCAGGCTTGACCGATGACGAGGGGGCGCAACTGTGGGAATGGCAACAAAACCTCCCGAACCATTACCACCTCAAAGCACCGATGCACAAGGTTTTCGATGTGTCACCCGATGAGGGGGAAAACCTCGATCAATGCGAAGTCTGCGGGTTACTCGCTGACTGTGCAACTTTGACAGTTAATTACATCTAAGGGAGACCATCCGATGACTTACAACCCAACTATTGCATATCACGCCAAGCACGAACTGCGCGGGTGGTCTGAGGTTTGTCGCTATCCCGCTGACTGGGCGGGGTGGCACACCTTCGACAAAAGCATGATCGAGGAACTTCTAAAAAACGGCTCGCATGTTGTCACTTGCGGGTGGAACATGTACCAACTAATTGACGACACCACCAAATAAAAGGAGACCATCCGATGACTGCCATTGTCCTAGACACACCCGAAAAGATCGCCCGCTTTCGCCTTCTAGCCCTTCGGGGGGCTTTGCGCCTTGAGATCGCGGGAATGAAAAAGCGGGGTCAATCCGCTTATCAGATCCTCAAAAACGAGGGCTATACCGGCACACGCGCCCAAGTACTTGAGCAACTTCACAACCACCTAGAAACCACAAAGGAGACCATCCGATGAGCTATTTTCTTTTTTCAGACGCGACCGCTTGGCACAGGGAAATAACCGCCACCACATGGCGCGAAGCTATCCGCAAAGCCCGCGAAGAATTTTCTATTTGCGGACGCATAAGGGCGACCGCCTTTAACTATGACGCTCGCGACTACCGCTTAGACGGCACGACCTACACATTCACCCTTCGCCAAGTTAACTAAAGGAAAAACCATGTTCACTTATATCGCCTTCTACAAAGGCAAAGAAATCACAGTTAACGCCCTCCGTTCGTTCGATGCTCAGGAGATCGCTAGCAAGATTTTTAAAGCCAAGAAAAGCTACGAAGTGACTGTAATGCTTGTCGCCAAAGATGACGAGCCAGTTATCCACCACCCCGCCACAATTTAAAGGAGACCATCCGATGAACAAAGAACTAGCAAACCAAATCGCCCAAGCCTACGACCAAACCTTGTAT